CCCTGAGAAAATCAAGTCTATCAAAGATATATCTGATGTAGTCATGGAAGAAGCTTCCGAGTTCACGCTAGATGATTACACACAGTTAACTTTGCGTTTGCGTGCTAAAAAGCACTTGAATAAGCAAATATTCTTGATGTTTAACCCCGTATCAAAAGTAAACTGGACGTATAACGCTTTTTTCGTGAAGAAGCCAAAGAATACAGTCGTTTATCACACGTCATATAAAGATAATCGCTTTTTAGATCAAGTAACTATCGAGAATATCGAAGAACTAGCCAATAGGAACGAAGCATATTATAAAATCTACGCTTTGGGAGAGTTTGCGACCCTTGACAAGTTAGTCTTTCCTAAGTATGAGAAGCGATTACTTAATAAGAGTGAGTGGGAACATTTACCCGCTTATTTTGGACTTGACTATGGCTTTATCAATGACCCGTCAGCCTTACTTCATGTAAGGATAGACGACGAAAACAAGCGTTTATATGTGGTTGAGGAATTTGTTAGAAAAGGCTTGACGAATGACAAGATAGCAGAAGCAATAAAGGCGCTTGGATATGCTAAAGAGCAGATACGAGCAGATAGCGCTGAGAAGAAATCTAATCAAGAATTGAGAAATCTTGGTATTCCACGAGTGATAGACGTCCAAAAGGGCGCTGGCTCAGTCATGCAAGGTATTCAATACTTACTTCAGTATGAATGGATAGTAGATGAAAGGTGCGTTAAGTTGATTGAAGAACTTGAAAATTATACTTGGAAGAAAGACAGAAAGACAAACGAATACATCAACGAACCAGTTGATAGCTATAATCACTGCATAGATGCTATACGCTACGCATTGCAAGATAGGATTTATCAAGCTAAGAAAGAAATTGATGTTGATAGAACGATAAGTAAAATCAATAAAATGTTCAGGAGGTAGAGAGTGGACAAAGTGAATGAATTTGAACATGGTATAGACACAGTAAATAAATCAAGGTCTGATAGTCTATACTTTGGCAGTATTTCAAACGAGCAATTCAGATATGCTTCAAGTGATGAATTGCTGAATACAGATAACGGCAAGAAAGTCTTTAGGGGAATGATTGAAGCATTTTTCAATAGTCAACAAAAGCGCTTGAAAGTATTATCATCTTATGCTAAAGGCGATAATTACAGCATCTTATCAGGAAACAGACGACTAGATAACGAGAAAGCAGATTATAGAGTACGTCATAAATGGGGCGGATATATTTCTAGTTTTGCTACAAATTATGTTATTGGCAATCCCGTTTCTATCGGTATTTTAGAAGGCGCAGACAAAAAACAACTTGAAGCCATTCAAGAAATCGAGTGGAACAATGACATTAACGCATTGAACGGCGATTTAGCGCTTGATGCTTCAATCTATGGACGTGCTTTTGAATATCATTTCAGGGATAAAGACGGAGCAGATAGAGTTGTTTTGATTAACCCGCTTGAAATGTTTGTTGTTCGTGATTTAACAGTAGAACAAAATATCATTCTTGCCGTCCATCTTCCAGTATTCGCTGATAAAGTGAATATGACAGTCTATACTAAAGACCAAACCATCACTTATAAACCTTATACAACAAATGCAGTACGCTTGACTGTTGATACAATCACAAAGCATGAATATAGAGATGTTCCAGTTGTTGAGTGGTGGAATAATCGCTATCGAATGGGCGACTTTGAAAGTGAAATCTCTTTGATAGATGCCTATGATGCTGGGCAATCTGACACAGCTAACTATATGTCAGATTTGAATGATGCAATGCTTTTGATTAAAGGCGATTTAGATGCATTAGGTTTATCAGCAAGCGACATTGCCAAGATGAAAGATGCTAACACACTACTACTTCAAACTGGCATCAGTGCAAATGGACAACAAACAAGCGCAGATGCTGGATATATCTACAAGCAATATGACGTACAAGGCACAGAAGCATATAAAAACCGCTTAGCAAATGACATTCACAGATTTAGCCGTATTCCTAACCTTGAAGATGATAGATTTAACGCTACATCTTCGGGAATTGCATTGCTTTATAAAATGATTGGACTTGAGCAAGTCAGAAAGAACAAGGAAACATACTTTACTAAGGCTTTGCGCCGTCGTTATGAATTGATTAGCAACATTCACAAGGCTATCAATAAGCCAACGATTGAAGCTAGCAAGCTGACCTTTACTTTCCATCCAAACATTCCACAAGATGTATGGAATGAAATTAAAGCGTATATCGAAGCTGGCGGAGTGGTATCGCAAGAAACATTGATGAACAATGCTAGTTTCACAGATTACAAAACGGAACAAGGGCGTATTTTGAAAGAAAGTGGAGCAAGTGACAACGAGATCATGCAGTTAGTAGGTGGCATGAATGAGCAAGAAAACTAATAACCGTTTATATAATGCAGAACGTAAGGCACAAGCTGAACTAATTAAGCGTGATTTAGACCGTGATAATCTGATAACACAGTTGTACCAAGAAAGCTATGATAGACTGCAAGCGCAGATAGACAAGTTCTATCTTGGTTATGCTGGACGTGAGGGTTTAACAAAACAAGAAGCTATGAAGCGTGCTTCAGAATTTGACGTTACCAAGTTTGCAGAAAAGGCAAGAAAGGCTGTTAAAGAGAAAGATTTCAGTCATAAGACTAATTCATGGTTACGGATTTACAATCTGAAAATGAAAGTCAGTCGCTTGGAACTTTTGAAAGCTGAATTAGGGCTTGAAATTAACAGTTTGACAAGTAACCTTGATGAAGTCTTTGACAAGGCACGCAGAAGCGAATATTTAGCCGAATTTAAGCGACAAGCGGGTATCTTGGGTATTTCATCCAAAGGAGCGACAAAGCGCTTAGAAGCGATTTTAGACGCTGATTTTTACGGGCAAAACTTTTCTAGTAGAGTTTGGGGCAAAACAGGCTTACAAGCAATACTACAAAGAGATGTTTTCGCTTCTTTAAACCGTATCTATACAGATATGAACGGCTACCAAAAAGAAATGAAATTGCTTGCTAATAAGTACGGCACAAGTGAGTATAACGCTAAACGGTTGATTAAAACTGAGATAGCAAGGATAAACTCCGACACAGACCATGCTATGTTACGAGATAATGGCTTTACTCATATGATTTTTGTAGCAGAAAGTGGCGCTTGTGATATATGTAGGCCGTTAAATAATACGGCAGTACCGATTGACAAAGTAGAAAAAGGCGTGAATATGTTTCCTATGCATCCTAATTGTAGATGCTCAGCGTATGGACATATTGAAATGAAGTACAAAGACGGAAGAAGTACGCTAGACCAATTTAATAAAGAATTTTAAAGGTTGGATTTAAAATCCAAGCTTTTTATTTTGTCCAAACCGTGCTGAAGACGTTAAAAGTTGCATGAGTTCGAGGGGGTTGCTCGTAAAAGCGTAGAGAAAGGAGCCAAACATGGCAGAAGAACAAACACAGACAGTTGATACTCAAGTTCAGGACACTACGGTTGAGGAACAAGCTAGCAATCCTAAACCAGAAACTGAAAAAACGGTATCAATCGCAGAGATGCAACGCAGACTTGAGCAAGCAGAGAAAAAGCACGCTCAATCTACACAAGAAGCTATTGCTAAGGCTTTGGAAAAGTATAAAGCGGAAACAGAATTATCAGGCAAAGAACTTGAAGAATACCGCAGAAAAGAAGCTGAGGCAGAAAAGCAATCGTTACTTGACAAAATCGCTGGTTTAGAAAAAGAACAAACTAAGCGAGAATTGACAGATGAAGCTATTAAAACTCTATCAAGTCGTAAGTTGCCTGTTAACGAACGAGTGCTTGCTTTTGTCGTAAAAGATACGGCAGATGGCACACTACAAGCTATTTCAGACTTTGAAAGCATTATTAGTGAAATCAAGTCTGAATACACACAATCAGAACCGCCCGCAGTAAGTACTGCTTTTGGTGGTTCAAAAACTCAATCAAGCGGAGAAATCTTCCGCAGTTCAAGAATTATCTAATTAAGGAGAAAACATAAATGACAGTACAAACTTTTAACCCTGCTAAAGTCCTTGTTTCACAGAAACCAGACGGAACTCTTCATAAAGAATTTACAGACATCATCATGAAAGAAGTAGCTCAAAACTCTATCGTGATGCAACTTGGTAAGTATCACGAAATGGACGGCAAGCAAGAAAAAACAGTCCACGTTCAAACTGACGGTGTTTCAGCTTACTGGGTAAATGAAACAGAAACAATCAAGACTGACAAGCCTGAAATCGTACCAGTAACGCTTCGTGCTCACAAACTTGGTATCATTCTTCTTGCTTCTCGTGAAGCGCTTAACTACACTTGGGAAAAATTCTTTGAAGACATGAAACCACAAATCGTTGAAGCATTCTATACTAAGATTGACGAAGCTGGACTACTTGGACATGAAACACCGTTTGCAAACTCAGTCGCTAAGGCTGCTAAAGATGCAAGCAAAGTCATTGGTGGCCCAGTAACTTACGAAAACATCTTGAAACTTGAAGACAAACTTTTGGACGATGACATCGAAATCAATGCTTTTGTATCTCGTGTATCTAACCGTTCAGCGCTTCGTGATGCTCGTGACGGTGACAAGAAAACAATCTTTGACAAAGACACAAACAAACTTGACGGGACAGTTGTTGTTGACATGAAGTCTAAACAATTCAAGAAAGGTGATTTGCTTGCTGGTGACTTTGATAATCTTAT